AGTAGCCTTGTCCGTGTAGGTACGCACATTTTGAAAGCGACGTGATTCCAGTTCCGTGAAGATACAGAACGGCACATGATAACCATCATCACTTGCCTCACCATAGGGAATGTACTTCTTGATAGTGCCAAGATATTCATTGGCCACACACAGTACTTCACCGGGAAGGTCTTTCTTCTTTGGGTCCAGATTCTGAATACGCACACGTACCAGCTTCATTTGTTCTTTGACCATGTACTCACGCAGAGTCATCTTCTTGCCAGCAGGAGCTTCTTGTGCAGCACCGACAGCAGCCAGAGGATTCACTTTGTTTGTTGGTTCATCAGCAGGTTCATCTTCACCTGCTTGTTTTGCTGCAATCTTCTCACGCAAAGAGTCAATGCGAATGTTATTGGAGAATTTGATCCCCATCAGTTTGGCACGATCCTTCAGCAAGGAAAGTTCATCTTCAACCACTTCAGGTTGTTCTTGCTTAACTTGATTCTCCGGGTCTGCAAGGAGTTGTTCATTTGTCATGTTGTTTACCTATTTATTGGAACCAAGAAAGGAAGGGGAGAATTCCCCTTCCTCTCAATTACCTATCTGATTAGATAGGAGCAACGGACTTCATCAGGCCGATACGTTCTGGGCGAGTAACCAGAATACCGTAGTACCACTTGATCGAACTAAAACCAGTTTCACCGTAAGGATCATTCCGGTCAGCAGTCTCACGACCCGGCATCTTGGTCATAACAGTGAACTTCACAGTCTTACCATCGGTTTGGAAACCAATAGTAGTGAAGGACTGATCACCAACAACCAGTACAGGGTACACATCGTACTTTTCAACACCAAGTACGGTAGTGGTACGGTAGCCCGGATTGTCCGAGACAGTAGCACCAACACCAGCCCAATGGAGCATGTCAGGAACTTGCACGAAGCGCAGAGGACCGACAGAACCAATCTCACCATTCAACACAGTACCAGCATCAGAGTAATGCTGAACAGCGATGAAAGCAGGGTTGTTGAATGGGTCTTTGATTTCCATCACAACAGGGGCCAATTCCGAACCAATGTAGGCAATACGACCAGCACCGATAACCTTGGTGTCGATGTAACGCGAACCAGAAATCACAGTGGTTTGCTTCGGTGTACGGTTCTCGTCCAAGGTCGAAGACAGGCGCATGATGTTCTTGTAGCTCAAGATCGAAGCTGGAATCTCAGGGGAGACACCAACAACTTCAGGAACAACTTCACCAGTGATAGTGCCATTGGAAGTAGCAGCACCAGCGTACAGAATCACACCAGCCGAAGCCAGCAAGTCTTTCTGCAGCACGTCTTCAGTGATCTTGGTAGCACCATTCATCAACTCACGAGCCAAGTGCTCTTTCAGCATGTCATCACTGTCAAAGTCCATAGACTCTTGGGTGAATTCATAGAAGAAACCGAACTTGTGCAGCGTAGCTTCACGAGACAAACGAGTGTAACCAACACGGTTCACACGACCACCGTTTTCACCAATCAGAGGCAGTTTGCTGGTAATCGTACCAATGTCTTTGGACGAACCATACAGATTACCGTTGGCAATGGTGACACCAGAAGCGTCAATACCTTGGTCATTCACGTTACGAACATCCAGCAAAGGCACATACTCATAGACCTTGATGGTCTTGCCGTAGTTCTTTGGCATATTCGTAACAGAAGCCAGAGGCATGAAGAACTGTTCACGGCGAGCTTCAATCAGAGATTTCCGCAGCCAGTAAAACGAGTTCATTTGATCGGAGCCAGAACCGTCAATAGACGACTTGCTTCCGTCGATAGGGGCGTTGTAGTTCAACATTTTGTTCAATCCTTATAGGCGGTTTTGCCAGTTTTTAAGAAAATCATCGTCACTCATGCTTTGCAGATTAACGACAGGTAGCACACGTTTTTGGGTTTGGCGTGTAGAGGCTGCTGCACTTGCTGCTGCACCATTTGTTACTTGCGGTTTAGGAGCCACCACACGGGTAGCTACTGGCGCATTAACAAGGGCAGTAGTTTGCATTGGCGCATTTTGCACACCATTACTATTTGGAGCATTCACTTTAGTAAATGCACCGCGAGCATTCATTTCATTACCTACATTCAAGTAAGCCTGAATGAAAGGAGTACCCGCAGGAATCTTGCCCAACATAGCCTGACGGTTGATTTCAGCGGAGATAGCATCATAAATGCCATTTTCTCTTTGCTGTTGAATCGTAGCCATTACCTCTGGAGCTTTCCACAACTCTTCCTTAGAAGCTTGATCCCAAGATGAGTTAATCAATGAGATAGTTTCTTGTCCAGTCGGAGTGGATTGTAAATCTTCCAACACAGCACGAAACGCAATTTCATTGTCACTAACCTTGTGATTGCCTGCTTGATAAGCTGGTTCCACGCTCACATCAATATCCAGCGGATCAACACCTGAATCTTTAATCAGTTTCTTGAGGGCTTCTGGATTCTTTTTGTCCAAATCAATGAAGAAAGATAACTTCGCTTCATCAAGCAGACCATTATTCTCAAGCATAGCAAGAATCTTGCGATGCGGAGCGATGTCTTGCATTTTACGGGTGAAATTTGCACCCATAGAAGCAAGCTGTCGCAATTCTTCCAAAGACTGAATCTCTACAGTTTTACCATTAGCTTTCAAAGGAGCCAAAGCTTCTTTGTATTTAGCTTCATAGTTCACTGCTTCAACAGGAGCAGGAGCTTCAGGCTTAACTGTTGCTACTTCAGCACTTGGTTCATCAGCCTTTGGAAGACTAATTGATTCATCTGCCACACCATTATCTTGGTTAGGCAACTCAACAGTTTCCCCAGAAGCAGGAGTTTCTGCTTCTGGCTCCACTGCAGGAGTCTCAACCACTGCCTGAACTTCAGGAGCAGGAGTCTCTACAACAGTCTCTGGAGCTTCAACTACTGGAGCAACAGTTTCCGTAACCTCCGGTGGAGGCTCATTCAAAAAGGCAGCGTCATCAAGAATGGCCATGTCAATTACTCCAGTACGTCAGTAATGGCAGTCTCTGCACGGGCATCATCAAGAGCATTATCAATTGATTCCATTTCATTCTCTGCAGCATTACCCATCTGAATAAGCACAGAAAGATAACGCTTCAAATGTCCAGCAGCTTGTGCAATAGACAGAGCATCCTTCTGATTTCGCTCACTCAACGCAGGATCACTGGAGGCGTGTACATAACGAGCACACTCTTTCTCCATAAACTGCTCAGTAATAACTTTACGAAAGTCTGCATTCTGTGTCAAGCGTTGAACTGCTTGACGCATTTCAACAGCTTGTTTCATGGCTTCACGTTGAGTTTCCAGTTGTTGTACGGTGACTTCAGACATGCTGAGTGGTCTTTCTATTAAGAGTTAAAGGGATTGGAACCAAGGAAAGGAGTACTCTGTCTCGGTGCATCGTTTAGTTTATCACTAAGTTGGTTAAAGCCAATAGCTGCAGCTAGATCAGGGGCTTGTTCACCTTCTTTCTTTGCTGTAGTCAGTGCTTTAGTAATCTGAAGATTCTGATTACCTTCTGCCTGTGCTTTCTGTTTCTCCATATCACGGGCATGTTTGGTGCCAGTATCCTGCTCAACATAATTCAAGTCAATAGCATCCTTCTTAGCCATTGCTTCTGCAGCTTTAGCTTCATTCAATGCAGCCTCAGAATTAATCTTGGCCACCAGAGCACGTTTCTCTTCCACTTCAAGCTTGGCCATCTCCTGTTGTTCAGGTGTTGGTTCAGGCTTATATGTACGGAGTTTCTGAGCCAAGTCAGGCATACGCTTCAAATCAGCAATCTCAGCCAATACAGTCAGCATAAGTTCCTGTCCTGCATTTGGCCCAATTGTTTGGAGCATGAAAGACAAGTCTTTTGCTTTGGAATCATCAATCTCAGCAGTGGAAATATCCACTTCAAGATCAAAGTCACCAGCCAGATCATCACGTTTGATCTCCACAAACTCAGTATTGGTGACACGAACAACTTCCTTATCAGATAGAAAGACTGCGTTCATTTTAATAATCTTGTGGCCAACATCAGCAATACCTTTGGCCAAACGACGAAGAATTGCCATCTCACGTTTGGAAGCTGCATCCAATACTCCA